GACCCTCTTCGATCCCGACGATCACTACTTCGCCCTGACGGGTCGTCAGCCGGATCACCGGAAACCCGTCGTGCCACAAATCATCGGGCATGGTCATGAGCGATTCCATCCCGCCCATGACCAGCCGGCGAAACCGATCTTTGGTCATGGCCGCCATCTACTTGCGCCCGCCGCCGCTGAGAAAGGCGTTGCGCAGCTCGTCGGCGCGATCGGCGCCCATCGATGACGGCGCGTGCCCGGCGGCACCGTTGGTGCGCGGCGGTGGGGCGCTGCCAGGCCGGCGGATCGCCGGCCGGGTCAATTCGGGGTCGGCCTGGCCACGCGGCGGCGGTGCGGCGCGGCGTTCGGGTTCCGGCTCGCGCTCTTCCGGTTCTTCGCGGCGCGGGTTGTCCTCCCATGGCGGCTCGTGCCGATCGGTAGTGTCGTCGCGCGGATCGCTGGCATAACGCGGGTCGGCATAGCGACCGCGATCGTCGTCATAGCCGCCGCGATCATCGGCGCGGTAGTCGTCACTCTCGCGCGGCGGCCGCTGGCTCGGCCGGTCATTGCCGGCGCGCGGCCGATCATCCCCACGCGACGGTCGGTCATAGCCGCCGCCGCCGTCGCCACCATCGCCGCCGCCACGCGGCGGCCGGTCACTGCCACGACCGCGAACTATTGGACCACCATCATCATCGCCACCAATGCCGCCCGCAAATATTCGCTGGATTTCGTCGTAGTCGCGCCAGACTAATGCTTCATGGAGAGGGTTATCTTCTACCCAGCTCAGATATTTCTGCGGTACACGCGAGGGATTGCTGGCAAACTGTACTCCTTCATACTTAGTTAATAGTTGCTCGCCCTCCTTATCGAAGTAAACGTCAAATCCTCCCTCGGGATCATCCGGGAATTTCCAAGTACCGTTCTCGCGAGATCTTGAAGCTTTAAAGATCTTCACATCGAGGGTCTGCGGCATACCCCAAACCAATGCGCCCTGGTCATCCTTTCTATTGAGCAGGAAAACCAGAACCCGCTTAATCGGCTTTAGTTGCTTGACCAAGTCGTCATCGCGTCGCTTGAGCGCGCGATACATTTCTTGGCATATCGGGCAATCCCCGCCGGTGATCCCGAGCTGCGGCGTGCCCTGGTCGAGACAGATCACCGAGCCGTTGCTCGGGCCGATGCCAAAATGGACCCACACGTCGAGGCCCCAATGCCCTGGTTTGATGTTGTTCCACAAGCCAGTAACCGGGAGGATGCGGATGCAATTCTCGTTTTTTTGGGCCTGGAAGATGCGATAGTCGTTGCGGATGTAGGAGATGAAATTGCCCTGCGTGCTCTGCGCCAGACGGGCTTCCATCTGCTCCGGGGTGCGGACATGGTAATGAAACGCCATCGATACCTCCCTACTCACGCGGTCGTTGGATCGTCTCTCGCTGCTCGTAAGCCTGGCGGCCGGCGGCCCGGCTTCTAGCGAGCAGCGTGCTCGGCTTGATGTAACCACTATTGACCATGTCGGCGGCCTTGCCGAGCAACCGGCTCTGTTCCTTCAAGGTAGTGAACAGACCCTCGCAGGCCTTGGCGAAGTAGATCGAATTCGTATGCGTCCGTCGGGCCTCGACCACATCCGGGCACATCGGGACCATTATTTTCAGTTCCGAATCGATCCGCCCCTGTGCCGTGTTCTGTACGACCCATGGCTGGCGGATCCGGTCGGAGGCCTCGGCCACCGCCAGATCGTAATTGTGCTTGGCGATATTTTCCGCCTGGTCGGCGCGGGCCGCCAATTCGGCGGCATCCTCGACCAGGCGCGGCGTCTGCATAAACATGCCCTCGATGTCGAGCAGATCGAGGCCGACATAGCGGCGCAGCCGTTCGTAGCGTTCAACCAGGCTGGCGCTCTCGGCGATAGGGCCGGTATCGCTCATTCGGGACTCCACAACGCGCGGCCTACGGCCGCGTAAAACAGGCTTTTGGCATCAAACCCGTGTGCCGGGTAAAGCATGTAGGACAGGATCTCCCAGGCCGCGCGGGCACGCTTGTCGTCGCGCTCGCGATCGAGCACGGCGCAGATATAGCGACAGGCGCCGACGATCGAGCGCTGGGTCAGATCGGCGTCGTTGAGCTTGGCGAGCAACGGCTGGACCGCGCCCCAGCCACCCTGGCCGCTGATCAGCACCCGCAGGATCGCGACCACGTCGGTGCGGCCGCTCAGCGCGATGATGCGCTCGGCCTCGGCGATATCGGGCACGTCATAACAGGTTTCCAGCAGGGTCAGCGCCTGGCGCGGCGAGCCTTGCGCTTCGAGCACGATCAGCCGGAAGACCTCGGGGTTGCAGACCTCGACCCAGCCCTGCGCGTGCAAGACCTCGAAGAGGTATTTTTCGAGCACCAGGTCGGGGAGGCGGTCGAGCTTGACGTGGTAGCAGCGGCTGATGATGGTGTCCGGCACGTCGTCTAGCTCGGTCGTGCACAGGCACCAAAAGAGATGGGTCGGCGGCTCTTCGATCGATTTGAGTAGGGCGTCCCAGGCATTCGCCGTCAGCCGATGACATTCATCGACGATGATGAGGCGCGGTTGCTCGCCGGCCCGGAATCGCGAGAAGTCGACGATGCCCCGTGCGGCCTCGACACCGCTATGCGAGGCGGCGTCGACCTCGGTGATCTCGGCGCCGAATTCCTGACCGATCAGCCGAGCGATCGTCGTCTTGCCGACCCCGGTCGGGCCGGTCAGCAGAAACGCATGCGGCGCGCCATCGCGGTTGCCGATCCGGCGCTGCAGCGCGCCGAGCGCCGTCTCGTGGCCGTAGACATCCGCGAACGTCGCGGGCCGATAGCGGGTGATCAGCGGAGCGGTCGGTGCTTGCATACCTCCAATATTACGCTCGGCGCCGGGGGGTCCGGGCGAGGCCTGAAAAAAAATTTAGCCCGTGATCCGAGACACGGGCCGGGTTGCATAAATTCTCACATCTGCCCATCTTTCTTCGACCCACCCCCAAGGGACAGGAGTGCTGTCATGGACCACTACCCGATCGATAGTGAAGCACGCGGCAAGGTGCGCGCCTGGCGGCGTACTGTCACCAACTGCCACGCGCGGATCGAACGCCACATCACCGCCCAGACGACGCAACGGCTGGCTCGGGAATTTGCTCTCAAGACCAGTGTCACCGGCCGGCGCCGGGCCTTTGACAAGCTCCACAGGTTGTTTAGCGGCCCGACCACGACCCTCGAAAAGCTGCAGCTCACCGGCAAGCACCCGATCGCCCTGTGGGCCTCGTTGACCCCCCGGACGGCACCGCGTCTCTACGCCAAGTATCTCGACCCCGGCCGTGCCGGCGACTGTGTCTGCGTGCACTACATCGTCGCCGGCGCGATGCCCAACGGTCATGCGATGGCCGACGGTCTGTGGACCATCGAAGTGCCGACTCATGCGCTGGAGCGCCTGGCGCAGCGCGACCGCAAGTGCGATCTCAGCCAGGTGCTGTTTGCTGCCCACCACCGCACCCTCGACACCGCCGCCAAGACCGTGCAGCCCTGCATGGCAGCGCGGCGCGACGACAATTTGCGCTTTATCCTGCCGGCCGGTAACGGCGCCTTTATCTGTGACATGAGCGCCTACCTCGACGCCTCGCTCGGGTTGGAGCAGGGACTGCACGTCTTTGCCGTCACCTGGGTGCACGAGGATACGTTTTTCCCCGAGCAGGAACGGGCGATTGCCGCCGATATCGGCGCCGTCGGCGGCCGGCTGCGCGACAACTGGCTGGTGCCGGTGCCCTACCGGCGGATCGTGCCGACCGGCCGGCGCGACGGCGAGGCCGAGCCGCATGTCTGGGAGCCGTATCTAGCGATGACCGCCGATTTGTCACGCCCGGCGGGCACCGCCTAATGCGGCTTTGACTTGAGGTCGGCGGCGGGGACGCCGGCCTCCAACTGGATATCGACCCCGATCTTCTGCAGCAGCACCAGGCAGAGATCCATCACCCGGTCGCGCGGCAGGGTCAGCCAGGCGACCGGCTTGCCAAAATCAAACCGGACCTCGCCGCCGTCGGCAGTGGCGCTCACCGCCACCCCGAGGCCGCCCTCGTCGGTCGGGTCGAGCTTGCCCTCGGGCGCGAGCTGCCCGGTCGCGCCGATCTGCAGCTTGCACGGTAGGCGGATTTCGCTCGGGTCGTCAGGCCGTCCCGCAACCGTGCATCCGGTTGAGAGGCCGCAGCGCCGGCAGACCATCGTCATGATCCCGCAGCGCGGCGCCGGGTAGGGGATCCCCACCAAGCAGCTCTGCACCTTGGCGCCGCCGGTGACATCGAGCTTGATCCCGTGCGGGTAGTCCGGGTCGGGCGGCTGCGTCGGCTCGCGTCCGCTATCGATAAATTCGACATCGATCCAGTCGACCGCGCTCTGCGGCGGGCTATGGATCCGCCGGCGTTTGGCTTCGCCCATCAGTGATAGGTCCCCGTGTGTTTGTAGCAGGAATGGAGATCGGCCCAATTGTAGCCGACGCGGCAATCGACGGCCATCGGCACGGTCTGAAAGCGATGTCTGGGCCGGCACATGATCCGGGCGATCTCGCGGATGTAATCCATCAGCACCGGCGTCGACGCGTCGTCGATGCTAAATACAAGGTCATCATGTATATTAATTTTTGGGCATAGATTGTCGTCGCGTTCCTTTTTGGAAAGCTTATAAAGCTCGTTCTGGGCCTCCAGGACCAGCCTGGCGGCGGTTCCCTGGACACAAAGATTCAACGGCTCGTTTCCCCATAAAATTGCATAACGTTCCCTGTTAAATAAATCAACGGCTGTGCCGGTTTCACGATAGAGCTTGCGCTGGGTTTTAATCCAATTTGCGGCCTCTGGATATTCTGTCCAGAATTCTGATAGAATATCGTAAACTATCTCTAATGGAATATCGGTTCTGGCCGATACGGACTTGGCACTTACCCCGAAAAATGAGGCGAATACGAGGTCAGACTTAATCACGCCATCGCGCCCGCCTTTTCTAATCTGTTCAAACGTCTCATTCGGGTAAACTCTTTTAGCCAAGCGGTCAATATACGGCGGATATAGTTCAAGCGCCCGGTCCAACCATTTGTAGTGGATGTCGAGGCCGTTGATCAGACTACGGCATAGATTGCGGTCCTTGCTGGCCATGCCATAGACACGCGCCTCCAGGCTGCTGAAATCGAACGCGGCAAAGATCTTGCCGGGCGGGGCCACCACCGGCTCGCGGATTTCATTATCAACTCTATGGGGAAAATTTTGGATCGAGGGGTCCTCGGCCGAGGTTCTGTAAGTCCTCGTCAATGCTACAGAATATGAAGGATGTATACGGCCATCGGCGTTTTTAGTACGCGCTTCGATGTATGGCAGCACATAAGTTGCCGCCATTTTTCTACTATGGCGATGGTCTATTGCCAGACGGCAGAGCGGATGATCCGGCGCGAGCGCGTTAATCGTTGAATCGTCTACTTTGAACGAACCATCCTTGTTACGCGGCAAGGGCAGGAAAGAATACTTGGTCAGCACCTGGCCGAGCTGCTCATCCGAGCCGATGCGGAATTCGACTTGGGTGTCGCGGACGTATTGGCGGACCTCGTGCACCGTCTCGGCCTGGCGCGCGGCGGCGACCGCGCGGCCTTGCCACTGCTCGTAAAGCCGGTGCGCGGCCTCCTGCGACACATCGAGGCCCTGCAACTGCATCGCCGTCACGCTCTCGATCGTCTCGATTAGCTGGGCGTAATTGTCCGGGTCGACCTTGTCGCCGATCGCGTCGAAGACGCGGAACGAGCCGAGCGCGTCGAGGCCGTTGTAGGGGATAACCGTTTCGAGCCTGGTCTGGCGCACCCTGGCCACGTCGATGGTGCTGAGCGCCTTGATGTCGACCCCCATGTAGAGCCGGGTCAGGATCCCGAGATTGAGCGCGGTGTGCCGACGCTGATAGAGCCGGGCGGCGACCAGACTGCAGTCAAAGCCCCTGCGCGGCTCCCAGGCGAGGTTTAGCTGCTGGGCGCCCTCCTGGAGCCAGGCAAGCTCGAAACCCGCACTGTGAGCCACCCAACGCGTTTCTGAGGCTATCCTGAGCAGGAGGGGTAGGCCCCAGGCGTTGGGGGCCTCGGGATGATAGATCGGCCAGGCCACCGTGGTGCGGCGGTCGGCCACGGCCGCCGTCATGATCCCGGCGCCCTGCGCATTGGGCCGCAGATTGTCGGTTTCAATGTCCAAGCCGATCGGCTTATCGCGGTAGAGCTTGTCGGTCAGCGCGCGGGCCTCGGCCTCGCTCTTGACCCAGATCACATCGTCGAGATTGACCTCTTCGATCTTGGGCGCCGGCCAGGTGTCGAGGCCGTAGGCCGGGCGGCCGTCGCGCGCCTCGCGGCCAAAGAAATTCTGTAGGTCGACCTCCAGAATTGGGTAAACGGGGCTGGTGTCAGCCCGGCCGCCGCGTTCCTCGGCGGTATGGAGCACATAGGCCGGGTGGACGCTGGGCCAATACCACAGTATTTTACTGCCAATTCTCACCGGAAACTTAAGACCGTGCATGGCCTGGATCCCGGTGCCCTGGATGAACCGGCTCAGCGGGGCGCTGCCGAGGCCGAGGATGGCCTTAAAATTCCCCTGCTCGATCGTCTCTTCGAGATGGACCGAGCAGGCATGGACCTCGGCCGCCGTCGGGGTGCGATTCGCCGGCGGCCGACACCGTGTCATGTTTGTGTAAGCTATGCGATCGCGCCACCGCATCGGCAAGAGCGGCCGCAGCAGCCGGCCGGTCGGGCCGACAAACGGCTTGCCGTCAAGGTCCTCGATTTCGCCGGGGGCCTCACCGAGCACCAGCACATCGGCGCTGCTGGACCCCTCGACCGGCATCTGCGGGGTGCGCAGATTGGGCCAATGCGCGCGCAGCGCGCAGTTGGCGCAGCCACGCTCCATACTGCCGGCGGTGCGGCTGCGGCCCTTCGAGGGCCGCTTGATGTTCTGCTCGGCGCCGTCGTTGTCCTTGACGGTGTAGGGATCGGGGATGCCGGGGAAGCCCATTTTATTGACCTCCGTATTCACCCGGCCTGGCCGTAGATCGCGAAGATGAATTCGTTCTCGCCGCGCAGCACCAGGATATTCTTGTCGGTGTAGTCGAACACCAGGCGATCAGCGTCCTTGAGCGCCTTGGCCAGGCGGCGGACCTCGACCCGGACGGGATCGGCGGTGAGCTTGGGGCCGTCGGTGACGATATCGTAATACTCCGAGGTCGAGCCACTCGCCTCGCGAAAGGCGAGCGTCGTGCGGCCATCCTGGTGGGTCACGTCGACCATCGCCTCGCGGCGTACTTCGGCGAGCATCTCGGCGCGTTTGAGAAACGCCGCGACCGTCTCGTAGAGCAGCGGCACCGTGAGCTGCTGCCCGGTAAACGGGGCGAGCTTGTCGGCAAAATTGAGCGGCAACGGAGCGAGCTGATTGAGATGCAGCTCGGTGCCCGACGGGGCGAAAAAATACAGCGAGTTGTCGTCGACCCCGACAAACATCTCGCCCGGCTCGCGCTTGACCACGTCGGCGAGGATGTCGGCCGCCTGCGGCTTGAGGGTCACCAGCGCGTTGTCGGCCATCGGCAGGGCCGGGCCGAGACAGCACGACGAGACAACCGTGCCGTCGCTGGCCACGGCATAGGCCTGGCGGCCATGCTCGTTGTAGAGCTGCACGCCTTCGAGGCCGGCGCTGCGCAGCACATTGGACTGACCGCAGGCCAGCGCGCCAAGCTCCAAGGCCGGGCCAAACCCGTGCGCCAGCGAGGCCAGGCGACCGCGAAAATCGGGCACCGGCACCTGGGCGTCGATAAGGCTGAGATGACCGCGCGCGGTGCCGCACGACCAGTGCAGCGCGTTCTCCGCGATCGTCGCGGCAAACGGTTTGTCGGGTGCGGTCTTGAGCACGCCGAGAAAATCGGCGGCATCGACACAGGCCTCGCCGCCGGCCAGGTCGAGGCCGAGATCGAGCGACGCGCGCATGGTGCCAAAGGGCGCGGCGGCGCGGATATGCGTCTCGGTCAGCGCGACCACCCGGTAATGCAGCGCCAGCGCCTTGGGGCTGGCGATCTTTTCCAAGAGCTTCAGCCGGTCATAGAGCGCCGGGCCGGCATTGGGGTCACCGTCGCCCTTGCCCTCAAAGAGCCGCAAGGCCGTGTTGAACGGCATCCCGGCATCGACTTTTTCCTGCAGCTCGCGGGGAAACTGGTCGTAGAGGTCATCGCGTTCGCTCTGCCGGTTGGCACCGGGGTCGTGGCGGCGGGAAGCGGGCATCGGTGGTCCCTCCTTCCCCATAATATTACGCTCGGCGAGGCCCCCTCTAGCCGCGCGTCCGCAAAAAATGTGCGAGCGG